CCTTCCTGCGAATGGTGGCTTCCTGGTGCGCGACGCGTTCGTCGTTCGTGGGCATGCGGTAGTACAACGTCATCTTCTCACCGCAGACTTTGTCGAAGACTTCCAACTCATGATTGATTTCGCTTACATCACGGGGCATTTTGCTCTCCTTGTTTCTGTTTCTTGGTTAGAAAACGTAAATTCTGGCCTCGTCGTCGCCGACGCGGTGTTCGGTGCAAACGAACGTTTCGTCGTAACAGACGATCCCCACCCGCTCGCCGTACTTGACGCCTTCCAGCTGCGCGGCCGGAACGTGGATGCGCAGGCGGTTGCCCGCTTCGCTGCCGATGTTGCACGAATAATCCGCCAGCGCGCCCGAGCGCAGGGTGTCCCAGATCGGCCGGTTTTCCAGGCTGTCCGCCTCCGGGTTCATGCTGCCGACCGGGCGGCGGTCCGAGATCACAAACCCTACGGTCCCGTCGGCGGCGTTGGCGTCCGAGCGGGCTTCAACCTTCGCGTTGATATTGAGGGAAAACGCCTCGAACACGGGGACGTACGCCCCGATCCTCGCCCCGGCGTTGACAAACACGGGCGGCTTCAAGTCCGTAAGCGTCGGCGCGGCCAGGGCTGCGTCGGCCGGATCGACCCACAGGCCGGACAGATCGAACTGCAACAGCGGGATTTGCTTGTTTTTGGCGGACAGGTTGACGTTACCGAGCACGCCGACGAGCTGGTGCAAAATGCCGTGCTTATGAAACCGGACCGCGCAGGAATCGTAATCCGTCGGCGCTGCCGTGATCGGCCGGTATTCGATGGCCTTGACCATGGCCGATAGCGGCGAGGCGGCGGCGGACGTGTTGCCCGTGACGTTCTCATTGCCCGGATCGAAATCGCCGACCACGCCGGTCACCACCAGGACATCGCCGTCAACATGATGGAGAGTGGCGGTAGCGCCGGACGTGGCGCCGGTAACGCCTTCGCCGACCGCAAAGCCCGAGGCGTCGCCCACGGTCAGGCGCGAGCAGGCGGTTTTCTGAAACCCGCAGGCCAGCAAGAGCGGCTCCCAATCCGGGGCCAGGGGCGCGCCGGTTCCGTCCAGGCCGCCGCCGCGCGCTTCCACTTCGACTTTCAATGTCTGCGTTGCGCCGACCACGCGCACGCCCGCCGGGCTAAACGTCGGCCGGACGATGTTGCGGGCGACGGTATCGATCTTGGGGTCCCACGTGACCCCGGCGTTAGCCAGAAGGCCGTGCAGCGCCGGATCAAACGCCGGGGCGGCGCCGTACGTCGCCTCGGGCACGACCAGCATCGCGGTTTTTCGCGCCAGTTGAATTTCCTGGGGCATGACGTTCTCCTTGTTAAACGCCCGTCAAATACGGGACGCTGATTTCAAATTGCGCCGAATAGATGGCCATGCCCTTGCCCTGGACCTCAGACGACTGGCCGAGCAGTTTGGCGGGCATGAGTCCTGCGGCCACGGTGATGTCTTCAAGCTTTTCTCGGACCGCTTCCAGAAGCCCGTAGGCTCCCGGCCTTCCCGCTACGCCCCGCCGGGCAAGGGCCAGATCGTCCCCATACTGTGAGCAGACGAAGACCACCCAGCGCTGAACCTCGATTTTGCGCTGTCCATGATCCTCTATGGTCGCGCCGCCGTAAAAGATCAGGAGCGACGGCCATGACTGGACAGTCTCAGCGAACTTGTCCGGCTCCAGGTCGCCCGAGTAGGGCGCGATCTGCCGGACGCCCGCCTCGGCCTTGAGCGGTTCCAGGGCCGCCAGGATGGCGTCTTCCACTTCCAGAATGGTGGTCTTGGGCACCTATGCCTCCGTTTCGGCGATGTAGTCCCGGATGATGTCCAGGCATGCGTTGATCCACGGGTCCGGGATGTTCCCGGCTTCATCCAGCAAATAGGGCCTGGCCGGAATCTTCACCTTGCGCCCGCGCCCGGCCATGCCGCCGAACTGATGAATGGCCGCATGTGGAGCGTTCCCCTCGACTCCAATGACAACCCGTGTTTGTTCGGGCTGGCTAAGGATAGACCCAAAGAGGCCTCCCGCGCGTGAGCCTCGAACGCGCAGGATCGGCCCCGGCCAGCTGTTTTTCTTCGCCCGCGCCTTGATGGTCGCAGGCGCCAGGGGCGTCCAGGCCAGGCCGCCGGGGGATGTCTCGGTCTCGAAGGATTGATGCACTCGCGTCAGGATGGCGCGCCCCAGGTCGTCAAAGACCGGCTCCAGGTTGCCGACCTTTCGGGAAAGCCGGGCCAGGGCATCCTGAATGCCCTCATCCTCGACGCGGACCGTGAACCCGGACACCTAAAAGCCCCCCAGCTTGGACTTGTCGAACTCCCGTTCCGGGGCGTCGAACAGCACGGTCTCGCCGCCGTCGGTCTCCGGCGCGGGTTCGCCTTCGGCTTGCAGCGTTAAAAGTCCCCTAGCCAGGTCGCGGAGCTGGGACATTGCCGTCTCGTAGTCTTTGACCAATTTGTCCGAGGCGCCCTTGCGATGAAGCGAATAAAAGGCGATGCACGCCTGCCAGCCTTCCACCATGTCCGGGATCTGCGTAAAGGGCACCTGGTATCCCCCGGTTCTGGCATAGCTATGGATGGTCGCGGCCGCGTCGGCCAGCGCCTCGTCCAGGACCGTGTCTACGATGGCCCCGGTGGGGGCATCGCGGCCGGTCAGCTGGGCAAGCAACGTCTCGCCGTAGCGGGTGATCATCCCTTGTTTGTCAACGTACATCGCCCTTCCTCCCTATCGTTCACACCTCCGGCTATTTCGCCGGGGCCTTGCCGCCGTCGCCGGTTTCGCCGTTGCCCGCCTTGCCCTTGGCGGGCTTCGGATCGGCAACGTCCAGCTCCTGGACCACCAGCATGGGTTCGGCTTGCAGCTCGGCAAGCTGATCCTTGTCGAAGGCGTCGGCCGGGTAATCCATCGGCTCGGCCGGATGGGCCTTGCCCGCCCGACGGAAGCCGTCCTTTTTCGAGATGATGCGGATGATCTTCATAGTCGCTCCTTAGGCCAGCCAGGGCGTCACAAGCACCTCGACGGCGTCGCGGTTGACGTTGGTCGCGCCCGTGGCGTCGCGCTCGGCCTTGGCGATTTCCAGGGCGGCGCCGCGCAGGCTCGGCGGGACAACGAGCAGGCTGGGCTTGATGCCCAAGGGCTTGCCATTGTCGCCCTTGCAGCTCTGCATGGCGGCGAAGGCCTCGTTGAAACTCGCTTTGTCCAGGGTTTCCTTGAAAGCATAGGCCAATTGCCACAGGCCGTAGCCCGCGTTCACCCGGCAATCCACGCCGTAGCGGAGTTGCTTTTTAGAAAAAGCTTCCTCGTCATCCACCTTGTCCATGGCCACGAACTGATAGTCTCGGCGCTTCTGGAAAATGATGGGTCTGACGGCTTTGGTTGCGTCGAGCAGGAACCAGGGAGTCCCGGAACCGCCGCCAAAGTTGGAAACACTCGTTTCCACGCCGTTGACGGTCACCGGGTGATCAGTGTCGAAGAAATACTGACCGTCGTAGCAGGTGGACGAAAATCCTCCTTTGAGCAGGTTGAAAACCAGCTCGTTCGGGTGCGCCTTGGCGTCCAGGCCGAGCTGCTCGAACATGGGCGTGTAGATGCCCAGGGCATCGTCTTCGATGTCGTCACGATCCACGCCGACGGTGTTCTCGAACGCCTCGTTGACGATGGTGTAGCCGTGCGCCTTCAGGTTCTGGATGATCCTGTCGCCGAGCCATTTGCGAAAACCGGTGGCCTGACCGAGCCAGCCGTAGGTCTCCTGCTTGGACGAGCTGTTGACGATCATGGCGATTTTCTCGAAATCGCTCGGCGCGCCGTCGAAGGCGCGCTGGAAGATCGTCTGGAATCCGATCCTGGCGGCCGCCAGGATCTGCGGGGTGATGATCATATTCCTCTCCTTAGAATTCGACCCAGACGCCGAGAGCGTCCACGTCGCGGATGACGCCGACGGCGCTCCGGGTTCCGGTTCCGTCCGTAGGGGCCACGGTCTGGTCGTCCACGGCGTAGGCCGAGCCGCCGATATGCGCGCGGGTCACGTTGCCGTCATTGCCGTAGCGAAAGCAGCCCCGCTCGTAGGTGACGCTCACGTCGCCCGCCGAGCCGCCGGAGTTGTCCACCAGCTCCTTGGCCCGGCCGCCGCCTTTGAGGCCCACGGCCGTGACGGCAGGCTTGGCGTCGCCCGAGGCGTCCAGGACGACCAGCGCCCCGGCGAAGATCAGAACGCCAGCGGCCACAGGCGCGTAAAACGTCCGGCCGTCATTGGCCGGGGTGTCGCGGTCTTTGGTCAGCGCGGCCATTTACTGGCCCTCCTTCCCCGCGTCGCGGGTCTTCTTGTAGTCCTCGGGAGAGATGCCGAGCTGCGAGCAGATGGCCCTGTCCTCGCCGGAAAGCGCGCCGTCCTTGGCCGGTCCACCGGAAAGGACTTCGCCGCCGGACGCCAGGATCACCGGCGCGGAATTCAGCCAGGCGTCGAATCCCTGCGGGTCTTTGGAAGCGTAAGCCCGCGCCCATCCTTCCATGGCCGGGGAGACCTTTCCGGCTTCCTTAGCGTGGGCGACGCGCTTCTCGGCGCCGTCGGCGTCCACCTTGCCCTGAAGACTCGCCAGCCGCGTGGACAGCTCGGTGAACTGCGCCATGGGCACATACTTTCCAGGGTCCGGGGCATCGCCCGCGTCAGCCTTGGCGGCGGCCAGCCGCTCCTTGGCGTGCGCGGCCAGTTTCTCCACCGGCTCGCCGACCGGAGCGCCAAGCGCGGCGGCCAATTCGGCGAACACGGACGGAAACCCCTTGGCGTGCGCGGCCAGCTGTTCCATGGTGGCGTCCTTGGGCGCCCCCAGCGCCTTGCCGATCTCGGCGAAATGCCCGGCCTGGACCTTGGCTTGGTCGACCAACCCTTTGGCGTGGGCGGTCACGGCCTCGGCCGTGGAATCCGCCGGAAGCCCGAAGGCGGCGGCCAGCATGGCTAAAAATTGTGCGAGATTCATCGTTCCTCCATCTTCCCCGAGACGCGAGGCCACGGCCCGCAGCTCCAGGTTTGGGTTGTTCAGGAGCGCAACGCTCTCAAGCCGCGTAACCACGCCCGACTCATCGTAAAAATAGACGGGCGACAGATAGCGGTATTC